TGCCCGCTGTCGGCCAAAGTGCAGTTGCTCACCGAAGGCGGCATCGCCGTCTACGGCCAGTACAGCAGCGGGATGAAGGGCTTCAAAGGATGGGCACCCTTGCCCAAGAAACCGGAGTGGATGAAGTGACCGATGAGGAATTCAGGAGCGCATGCAACGTGTTCGGGTTTGCCCCGAGCCGGGCGCTGCGCGAGCTGCTCGACACCGCGACTGCGCAGGCGGTGATCGCCGAGCGTGAGGCCTGCGCAAAAGAGTGCGAGCAAGTAGACGCCAACCCGCACGTCGTGCTGCATCACGCCGTCGTCTGCGCCGCCGCCATTCGTGCAAGAGGTCGGGCATGAACCGCGATGTCTGCGAACACTTCACTCCAACAGGCCTGCCCTGCGAGAAGTGCAGCGAGGCACGGCCTGCGGACGGCATGACCAAGCAAGAAGCGCTGCGCCTGCTGCGCCTGCTGTCCGGCCTCGAGTCCGCCATGCTGTGCAACAAGCAGTCCCTGCCGGACTACCTGCTCGACGAGCTCCTGGCCTGCGCCGACATCCTGGAGCGGGAGGTTCTCAAGTGACACGCGACGATCGCAACCCGCCCAACAGCATGCGTCGCCGCTGCAGCAAGTGCCAGGCAAACCGCCCGGCTTTGGGTGGCCGCACCAACAAGCTCACCAGGCTCTGGCGCTGCGCCGAGTGCCTGGCCAAGGCGGTCAAGGCATGAAGATATCGACCGCCAACATCCGCAGCGTGCTCGAGATCAGTGGCCCGATGACGAGGCGCGAGGTGGCCCAGTTTTTTCCGGACGTGCATCACCGCGTCGTTGCCAGCTTCATCTCGGCGATGCGTAGCACCATCGCCAAGCAGATCTACATCCAGAGCTGGACCATGGAAGGCATCGGGCGGCGCTACCCCCGGGCCGTCTACGCGCTGGGCGACAAGCGCGATGCTTCTAAGCCCAAGCCAATAAGCCAGGCCGAGCGGCACCGCGAGTACCGGCGGCGCATGAAGCCGCCCAAGGTCGCCAACAGCGTGTTTACCTGGGCGGGCCAGCTATGAAGTGCCCGAAGTGCGGAGGGCTCAAGCAGCTCACCCCTGAGTCCAAGCGCACCGCAGACTCTGTGTGGCGCAGGCGAGTGTGCAAGAACTGCCATCACATCTGGCTGACCGAGGAGCGCATCAGCTCCGAGTCGAAGATGCCGACCGAGGTGTGGCAGTTCACCGACGCGGTGATGCGCAACGCGCCCAAGAGCCGGCCGACCGAGGACAAGAGTGCTCCGACGTTCGACACGTCCGGGCTGATGAGTATTCGATGGTGAGATGAAGGAGATCGCAAGATGAGATACAGCAACGTGCGCGACTACACCATGAACCAGCCCGGGGCGAGCCCAGGCGTGGCGTATCGCAAGTCGTGCTCCGCCTGCGGCCAGCACAAGGAGATCCGCGGCGGATCGATCTTCAGCAAGCTGCGCCTGTGGCGCTGCGCTGCGTGCACGGAGAAGGCGAGGACTGCATGAGCTTCGTCACACCCTTGCCGCCAGAGAAGGTCTGGGTCCGCGCCGAGTTCCTGTACGACTTCGACGCGGCCCGCGAGGGCGAGCTGGTGGAAGGCGTGTGGGTCAGCGTCAAGTCGATCCGCGGCCAGGCCTTCAGGTTTGAGACTTACCTGCCGGAGTTCGGTGCCCTGTACGACAAGCTGCCGATCGATGCATTCATCTGGACCGATGAGTACGCACCCAGGGCGCTGCTGCCGCTGGACGTACTGCAGATCTGGGACTGCATGAGCTACCACGTCGAGCTGGTGCACAAGCCTTTCCTGGCCGGGCTGCGCGCCGAGTTCTTCGGCAAGGACCGCCAGCTGCATGGCGGCGAGTACATGTGGACGGTCGACAGCTGCGAGCCGGATCCGCGCATCCCGACCTACGGGTTCAGCGAGACGCCGGAGGAGCACAAGAGCTTCAACATGCTGCGCCTGGACAACGGGCAGTTCGCGCTGCAGCCAAACAACCGGTGCCGCTTCTTCGACCCGGCGATCACGCACTCGCAGCTGAAGACGCCGGACTTCAAGGTGTGCACCAAGACCTACCGGGTGGAGAACACCGCGAAGTGGAGGCTCGGAGACACCAGCACCGTGACGTACGACGAGAGGGCTGAGCCATGACCGCGTTGCGAGAAGCCGCCCAGCTTGCGGTCACGATGCTGAAGACAGGCATGCCCGAGTACGACCTAGACGACGTGCTGGAGGTGCTGGAGGCCGCGCTGGCAGAGACAACTACCGAGAATTCCTCGGCGGTTGAGCCGGTGGCGTGGATGTATACGGGCATCAAGTGCGACGGCGGCGAACATGGGCCGCACCTTGTGTGGAAGCCCGCCTACATGGATGCGATGAGTGCAGGCAAGGGAGCAAAGGCAACGCCCCTCTACGCCGCCCCGCCGACAGAAGAGCACCCGTGCAACGCGCACCCCAAGGCCCCGCACGGGTTCATGCGAAACGCCAGCCACACCGAGGACCGCTACGTCTGCGAGTGCGAAGCGTGGGATCCGTACGAGGCTGGGTATCAGGCCGGCATGGAGTCGGCCATGAGGATGGAAGCAGAGAGCGCTCATATCTTGGGAGCAAACCCAGATAGCTCACAAGATACGGGTAGCGCGCCATGACCCACTGATTCACTCGGCTTTATTTTTTTCTTGGCCGGCCAACAGTTTGTTGCATAATCAAACCGTCTGTTGAACACAGACCGAATCAACTACGCAACGCAGGAGTCCCCATGAGCAGCACCAACACCGCGGACGTCGCGGTTTCCGCGCCGGAGCCCACTGAGGCACAGCGCAGCCTCGCACTGATCAGCACCACACTGACCGAGTTCGAGAAGGTTCAGGCCGGTCTGGCCGAACTGCGCACCAAGTACAGCAACGTCGTGTTCGACGTGCGCACCACCGACGGCATGAGCGAGGCCAAGGCCGCACGCATGGCCATCCGCGAGCCACGCTACGCCGTGCAGCGCGCACTCGATGCGGCGAAGAAGCCGCTCAACGAGATCAAGCGCAACATCACCGAGCGCGCCGAGTACATCACCGGCCAGATTCTGGAGATCGAGGAGCCAATCGACCAGCAGATCAAGGTCGAAGAGCAGCGCAAGGAAGAGGAGCGCCAGGCTCGCGTCAAGGCCGAGCAGGATCGCGTGGCCGCGCTGCGCGCCCGGGTCGAGGAGATCGCCTCCGCGCCGGTGGTCGTGGCCGGCAAGTCGTCATCCGACATCGCCCTGGCCATCGTCGAGCTCGACGCTGTCGTGGTCGATGAGTCCTTCCAGGAGTTTCAGCCGCACGCCCAGGACGCCAAGGACACGGCGCTGACGCAGCTGCGCAAGCTGCACGACGCCGTGCTCGAGCGCGAGCAGGAAACCGAGCGCCTGGCCGCAGAGCGCTCTGAGATCGAGCGCATCAAGGCCGAGCAAGCCGCCCAGGCTGTAGAGCTGGAGCGCCAGCGCGTGGAGCAGCAGCAGGCTGCTGCCCGCGCCGCTGCCGAGGCTGCGGCCGCCGCTCAGCGTGCGATCGACGAGGCCAGCGCCAAGGCCAAGCGCGAGGCTGCTGAGCGCGAGGCTTTCCTCAAGGCGCAGCAGGATGCGTTTGAGACAGAGAAGGCACAGGCCCAGGCGCTGCTCGACGCGCAGCAGCGCGAGATCGACGCCGAGCGTGCGCGCATCGCGGCCGAGGTCGACGCCAAGCGCCGCGCCGAGGAGGAGGCTGAGCGCAAGGCCACCCAGGAGGCGGAGCTCAAGCGCGCTGAGCTCGTTGTCTCCACGCTGGCCCGCGCCCTGTACATCGAAACCGACGAAGCCGAGCGCCTCATCCTGCGCGTCGCCGCAACGCTGGCCGCAAACACCAAGACCCTGGAGGCAGCATGAGTAACGCACTGGCAGTTATCACCGGCGACATTTACAGCGCCAAGAAAGAGTTCGAGGAGCGCCTCTCGGACAAGTCCATCAAGTTTGAGCGCGAGGCCGGGTTTGCGATCCAGGTCCTGCAGCAGAACGACTACGCGCTGGGTCTGGCCACCAAGAACCGGCAGTCGGTCATCGACGCGGTGACCAATGTGGCCGCCATCGGTATCTCGCTGAACCCGGCGAAGAAGCAGGCGTACCTCGTGCCGCGCGACGGCAAGATCTGCCTGGACATCAGCTACATCGGCATGGTCGAGCTGGCCGTGGCCAGCGGGTCCGTGCGGTGGGTGAAGGCGGAGCTTGTCAGGGAGCAGGACAAGTTCTCGCTGCAGGGCTACGACAAGCCACCCGCCCACGACTACAGCCCGTTCTCCAAAGATCGCGGCGAGATCGTCGGCGTGTATTGCGTGGCCAAGACGGCCGATGGCGACTACCTGACCGACACGATGTCAATCGACGAGGTCAATGCCATCCGCGATCGCTCGACGGCCTGGAAGGCTTGGGTCGAAAAGAAGAAGAAGTGCCCATGGGTGACTGACCCGGGGGAGATGATCAAGAAGACCATCGTCAAGCGCTCGTCGAAGATGTGGCCGAAGACCGAACGCCTTGATGAGGCCATTCGTCATCTGAACACCGAAGGCGAGGAAGGTCTGCACGATCTTGCGCCCAAGAAGACGGAGTCCGCAAATGCTCCGGTGTTCGACCTTGCGGCGTGGATTGAAAAGGCGCAAGCGGCCAAGTCGCCAGAAGAACTCCAGGCCACATGGAAGCAAGGAGCGGAGGCCGCAGACAAGGCGCAGGCACTCGATGACCAGAAGAAGCTCAAGGCCGTCGTGATCAACGCGCTCAACAAACTCAGGGCCGTCGACGCTGAAGTAAAGGAGCGGGCATGAGCGACATCATTGAGCAGGGAAGCCCTGAGTGGCACGAGCTGCGCCGCGGGCTGGCCACCGGCAGCCACTTCGCCGACGTGATGGCCAAGGGACGCAGCGGTGACGAGTCCACCACGCGGCGCAACTACCGCATGCGCCTGGCGCTCGAGGTGGTTACCGGCAAGGTGATCTCCGACGGTTTCCAGGGCAACAAGCACACAGAGCGCGGCAACGAGAAGGAGCCGTACGCGCGCATGGCCTACGAGGCCATCACCGGCCACATCGTCGAGGAGGTGCCGTTCGTCAAGCACAAGTTCCTCGCGTGCGGCGTGTCACCCGACGGGCTTATCGGCGACGACGGGATGGCTGAATTCAAGGCGCCGATTCCGTCGATCCACTGGGAGTACCTGCAGATCGCAGGCCGGCCGCCTGCTGCCTATACGTGGCAGGTCTACGGCCAGCTCTGGGTGACCGGGCGGAAGTGGTGCGACTTCGTCTCGTACTGCGAAGACATGCCCGAGTCGCTGCAGACGCACATCACCCGCGTGTACCGCGACGACAAGCTCATCGCAGAGCTCGAGGCCGGCGTGTCGAAGTTCCTGGCCGAGGTGAACGTCACGGCCAAGGAGATCCGGGAGCTGGCCGAGAGACGGGCGGCGTGACCCTGGGCGAAGAGATCCTGGAGCACCTGGTCAAGCTGGCCAGGACTCCAGGCTGGAAGTCCTACGCCTGGCACGCAGCCAAGGATTACGAGCAGATGGCCCCGCGCGAGTGCAAGGGGATGCAAGAGAAGTTGAAGCAACGCATGCAGAAGGAGCAGCAGAAGTGAAGCTGGCAGTCATTGGCGTGGTATCCGCCACCAACCCCATCGAGGGCGCAGACCGAATTCATCAAGCCACCGTCGACTGCGCCGATGCCGGCGTGTGGAGCGGCGTCGTGGGCAAGGACATTCTCATCGGCGCCAAGGTGCTGGTGTTCCTGCAGGACGCCGTGCTGCAGCCGGGCCCGCGGTGGGACTTCATGTCAAAGCACAAGTGGCGGGTGCGCATGGCCCGCTTTAAGGGCGTGCCCAGCGAGTGCGTGATCGTGGCGGCAGAAGGCGACGAGACATCGCTTGACCCCGGCGCCGACGTGACCGAGAGCCTGGGCGTCGTCAAGCACGAGAAGCCGATTCCGACTCAGATGGCCGGCGAGGTGCGCGGCAACTTCCCGAGCTTCGTCCCGAAGACCGATGAGGAAAACTTCCAGCGCATCCGCGACCTGGAGACGGTGATGGCCGGCTGGGACTGGGTAGCAACGCTCAAGTACGACGGCACGAGCTGCACCGTCTGGAACGATGACGAGGGCATGCACGTCTGCAGCCGCAACCTCGAGCTCAAGGAGTTCTCCGAGAGCGGCAAGGGCAACGTGTACTGGCAGGCCGCGCGCAAGTTCGGCCTGGACCGCATTCCCCCAGGGTACGCGCTGCAGTTCGAGGTGATTGGTCCCGGCATCCAGGGCAACCCGTGCGGCTGCGAAGAACTGACGATGGCCGCGTTCACGCTGCACAACACGGTCGACCACGAGCGCTGCCACTTCGGCACGCTGGTGCACCTGTGCCGGGCTCTGGAACTGCCTATGGCCGAGGTGGTTGCATCCGGTCACGGCTACGTCACGCCCGACAAGCTGCGCCAGATGGCCGACAGCTTCGTCTACGAGAACGGCAAGCCAGCCGAAGGCATCGTGGTGCGCAGCATCAACAGCGTGTTCAGCTTCAAGGCCATCAACCTCAACTACAAGGATTGAGCCATGCGCTTTGCCGGATCTGAGTACGAGCCAATGCGCGACGACGTGCGGCTGACAGGTCAGCTGCTGCGCATCTGGAACGTGGTGAGCGACCAGCGCTGGCGCTCGCTGGATGAGATTGCCCAGGCCACCGGGGATCCGCAGGCCAGCATCAGCGCGCAGCTGCGCCACCTGCGCAAGGAGCGCTTCGGCGCGCACGAGGTCGAGAAGCTGCACATGGGCAACGGCCTGTACAAGTACCGGGTGATCCCCAACCGGGTGGAGCTCGTTCGCTGAGGGAAGACATGGAATCGATTCGACAGACCATCGCCGACATCGACCCCGAGCTGGTCATGCTGGACCCCGCGGAGGGATACGATCGCTGCGTCATTGGCATCGCCAGGCGCATCGGCCAGGAGGACTGCGTGGCCTACGACGTGGAGTGCGTCATTGACGCCCTGGTCGAGTCCGGCATGGACCACGAAGAGGCGCAGGAGTTCTTCGAGTTCAACATCGCCGGCGCCTACATCGGCGAGCGCACGCCGATCTTCATCGAATGCTTGAATCGGACAGCGCCCCTGCGTAGCGGGGGTGAAGGCCTGGAGACCCGGGCGGCACTGTCGGCGGATGTCGTAACCGCCACCAACTGAAAGGCAACCATGAACGGGAAACTTGCGAAGCGCCTGCGCAAGCTGGCCAAGCTGGAGATGTCGGCCAACGCCGAGACCGTGGACCGCGAGCTCGTGGTCGCGCGTGTGCACCGCCACGATCGCATCATCAACGAGCCACTGACGGTGCGGGCCTTCTACATCCAGCTGAAGGACGCCTACAAGGACTACGCCAGCGGTGTCAGGAAAATACAACAAGCGCCGGTCGACTGAATTTTTTTGTTGGACGACCAACATTTTGTTTGGATAATGTCAACATGGACACAAAAGAGTCAGTCGAGCACTACCGCTCACGCATCCGCGAGATGCTGAAGCGCGTGCCCGGCAGCGTCCTCAGCGGCGGCCACAGCCACGCTGCGGCTTACAAGAAGGCGGTCTCACAGGCCACCAAGGTCGCGAACGCGGCCAATCCCCCGCTGGCTACGCTGATCTCAGCGCACAACCAGCTCTCCTCGTACTACTGAAGAAAGAGCACTACGAAATGTCATCAGTCAACAAGGCCATCATCGTCGGCAACGCAGGTCGCGACACCGAAGTCCGCCACCTGGCCAGCGGCATGGCGGTCGCCAACGTGAGCATCGCCACCTCCAGCTACCGCAAGGACAAGCAGACCGGCGAGCGCCTCGAGGAGACGCAGTGGCACCGCGTCACCTTCTACGACAAGCTGGCCGAGATCGCCGGCGAGTACATCAAGAAGGGCACCAAGGTCTACGTCGAAGGCACGATCAAGTACGGCACCTACACCGACAAGGACGGCGTCGAGAAGAACACCACCGACATCATCGCCAACCAGATGACGCTGCTCAGCAGCAAGGAAGGCGGCGGCCAGCAGTCCTCACCGCGCCAGGGTGGTGAACGTCAGGAGCGCCCGCAGCAGCGGCCGCAACAGAGCCAGGCTCCACGCCAGCAACAGCGCGGCGGCACGAGCTTCGACGACATGGAAGACGACATCCCTTTTGAGTGACCGGAGCGTGTCCGGTTTACCAACACGCGCAACAAGCAACAGCACACAAGGACGAACATGCCGATTGAGTCTTGGGTAGAGATCCCATCACAGCCAGGCCTTTTGGCCTCCTCCATGGGCCGAATCATGGTCGACCCCTACCTTGCGCCAGCAGCGCGCGGCGGAGAGCGGGTGTACGGCGGACAGCCGACATCGGGTCAATGGGACGGCAAGCGCTATCTGTACGCCCGAAAGGGCCACAAGACAGCCAAGGTCCATCGCCTTGTGTGCGAAGCATTCAACGGCCCACCGCAAGAGGGCCAAGTCTGCATGCACATCGACGAGAACGCGGCCAACAACAGGCCCGAGAACTTGGCCTGGGGTTCTCAGAAAGAAAACCTGAACGCCCCCGGCTTTATCGCGCACTGCAAGTCCCGCACTGGAGCAAACAGCCCCACTGCGAAAGGACGAGCGGCACACCTCATTAACTGAAAGGAAACCTGTGAGCGCAGTCATTACCCCAACGCCAGGCCGCGTGGTCTGGTTTTACCCGGCGCCGTACGACGGGATTGGCCGCATGCGCGCCGATCCTTTGGCCGCGATTGTTGCCGGCGTGCACGACGACCGGCTCGTCAATCTCGCGGTGTTCGACGCATACGGCGGGACGCAGCAACGCACCCAGGTGCGCCTGGTGCAGCCTGACGATGTCGCGCCAGACGGCGGAGCGTACGCCACCTGGATGCCCTACCAAGTCTCTCAAGCTGGCATCAAGCCGGCGGCCGCTCAGCCCACGGGCAAGCTGGCCGTCGACGGAGCCGGCGTGAACGTCGCACCAGCGATCGCAGACGATGGCACCGAAGGCGGCGCCGCCGATTGAGCAACACCATGGCAGCAGCAGCAATGAGCACCACCAAGCCCGCACCGCGCAAGCCGCGCAAGCTCGTCACCGTCAACCCGGACAAGAAGGACAACTTCGCGATCGGCGTGTCGGCGGACAACTACCACTTCATCACGAAGCTGGCGGCCGCGACCAACTCCAACCGCCAGCAGGTGCTCGATGACATCCTCGACGCCTACGCGCTGAGCATTTTGCGGAGGGCGGCATGAGCAAAGATGGCGGACCTGCTTTTCCTCTGTCCACCCCGGCATGGCACGAGGAAGTAAATCAACGTGGCTACGAAGTCGCTGACTTCACAATGGGAATAAGCGCGCGCGACTACTTTGCGGCAAAGGCGATGCAGTCGATCTATGCGCACTTCTTGACCGGCGTTGGACCTGCGAAGCATTGGACCGACGAGGGCATGGCAGAAAGCGCCTACAAGATGGCTGACGCCATGCTGTCCACTCGATGGGCGGATGAGGAGTGACCCAGCCCCGCCTCATCGGCCTAACCGGCTACGCCGGCACGGGCAAGGACACGGTGCGCCAGATCCTCGAGGATCAATACGACCTCGACGGCATGGCGTTCGCGGATCCAATTCGCGAGATGCTCAGCGTGCTGCTCGCCAGTGTCGGCGCCGATGAGATCTGGATGACAGCGCGCCACCTCAAGGAGCGCGACATCCCGCAGCTGGGCATGAGCTACCGCAAGCTCGCGCAGACGCTGGGCACCGAGTGGGCGCGCGCACTGGACCCCGACTTCTGGGTGCGCATCGCCGCGGCCAAGGTCGAGCTGTGCGCGCACTACAACCAGGCCGGCGTCGTCATCAGCGATGTGCGCTTCCCCAACGAGGCGGCCTGGATCAAGTCCCGCGGCGGCGTGATCTGGCGCGTCATCCGCCCAGGAACAGAGCCCGTGCGTGCGCACACCAGCGAGGACCTCATCGCCGGCCTGCCGCACGACTACGTCATCGACAACCGCGGCGACTTTGACGACCTTGACGACGCCGTCAAGGCAGCACTCAACTACCACTGACATGAACGACAAGACCAACTACCGTCGCACCGCCGACTGGCTCGCCGCCTGCGGCAAAGAGCCCGGCAACGAGAAGCATCTGAACACCCAGGTCGGCGTGCACCTCGAGGAGCTCATGGAGTTCCTGGACGAGATCACGATCATGGGCTCGGCCGCCGATGGCCACAACCTGGCGGCCGCCGCGACAACCATCAAGGGTGTGGCGCATCGCCTGAAGTCGGGCGCCACCAGCGTGCGCTTCCGCGATCGCGCCAAGGCGCTCGACGCACTGTGCGACGCGGAGGTTACCGGCAACGGCGTCGCGTTCCTCGCCGGCTTCCACAAGGAGGAGGCGGACTTCCGCGTGCTGCGCAGCAACGAGTCGAAGCTCAACGAGGACGGCACGCCAGTCATCCTCGCCGGCGGCAAGATCGGCAAGTCGGCGCGCTACGTGCCGCCCTTCCTTCTCGACTTGGTGTGAGGCCGTCATGAGCGTCGAGGCCAAGCTGAAGGACCTGTCGTCCGACATTCACGAGATCCTGGCCTCGCACGCGGCAGTGCGCGGCGATGACTTTGCCCAGGCCGTTGCCGTGGCGTTTGAGTTGCGACAGATGCTGGAGATCATGGGCCGGCTGCACAGCATGTGCCGCGAAGAGGCTCAGGAGTACGCCGAGTCCCTGGTCAACAGCGCCATGGACATCATGAGCAGCGTCATGTGCAAGGCGGTCAGCGACGACTTGAGCAAGGCCGACATCCAAGACGCGCTGAGCTGCGC